ACCTCCGCGTTGGCATAGACCGCGCAGTTCATGCGGTGCCGCTGCTCGGCACCGTTGGCGTCCAGCCAGCACAGTTCGCACCATTGCTTCGTGGTGATGTCCAACGCCCAGGTCTTGCCCGCCGTCGGGAACGTCAGCACGTAGAAGAAATGCCCGCCGATCTGGAATGTCATGCCGATGGCGTCGGCCAAGGTCGGATACGTCGCGAACTCCGTCTCGATGGCATAGGTGCTGACGCGCGTTGCCTGATAGTTCGCGCCCTGCATGACGATGCCGAGGCCGTAGCGGTCCTGGCCCAGCCACAGCACCGTGTTGTCCAACTCGGCCGGCGAGTATATCGCGATGGTGCCGCGATCTATGAACACGCCGGGCATCTGGCCGAACGGAAAGTCCGGCGTGCCCGCGTCGTACCAAACCTCGGTCGTCGCTGTGCCGATTAGCCAGATTTCGCGCTTGACGATGATGATGGCAGCCAGCAGGTCGGAGAACGACTCCTTGTTCGCGAAATAGAGCGGATCGAACGTCGTCGAAAGCGACAGCGACGATACGAACTGCGGCGTGCCCGGGACGTTGAACAAAAAGAATGTGTCGAGATACGCGGCCCAATTCCCGCCGCGAAAGATGCCGGTCGGGTCGACAATCAGAGCGAAGGCGTTGGTCGCCAGCGTGACCATCCAGCCGCTCGGCGTGCCGTCGACAATCACCATGGTCAAGCCATTGTCGCTCATTGACACCGGCGTGGTCAGGTCGGGCGTGATCGTGCCGAGCGGCATCGCAGACCAGACGCCGGCGAGTATCGACATCGCATAGATGCGATTTCCTGCGCAGACATAGAGCGTGCCATTGGTAGCGTGCCACAGGCCCCGGATAGGCCCCTGGGGCAGCGTGGTCAGCAGCCGCAGCCCTGGCGTTGGATAGAGTGCCCAGGCGGCAGGCTCGCCCTGTACCTGCGGCATCGGTTCGGAATACAGGTTAAGCTGGCGCTGGGCCGACGCGATGACCGACCGGGACTGATACGCGCCGCCGCTCAGTTGCATGCGGGACACCTACCAAACCCCGCCCATCAGTTGCGCGACGCTCTGCCCCGGTCGGCCGCGCAACCCTTCGGGCATCGACATCGACGGCACCTGTAGGTTGGCATTGCGGACAGTCGCCAGCGCCGCGCGTGCCTGATTGAGCAGCGTAGGAGACGGCTGGAGGCCCGCAGCCGACGCGAAGCGGCAGGCAAGTCCGCTGACCACAGCGTCGAGATATTCCGGCCCCAGGCCGAGCAGACTCGCGGTCGACGTATAGAGCGGCAGCAGCGCCTTGGTGAAGAAATGCAGCTCATAGGCGTTGTTCGGCACGGGCCAGATGAACAGTTGGCCGAGCGGTGTCGACGGCGAATAGTAGACGGCGCCCGGAAACGAGGCGAGGGCCTTCAACGCGATCCGGTTGTAATCCTCGCGCGCGCGCAGCACCGTCATCGGATAGTCGAACGTGGCACCGTTCTCGTTCGGCAGCAGCCGAATGAAAGCGTCCTCGATGTAATCCGGGCGCACCATAGCTACGTCGCCGGTGGCGCCTACGGTATAGGATATCGCGCCGGTGCATGGCACGACCGTCTCAACTAGATCGGGCACCAGCCACCGCCGCTGCTGCCACTGTGCGATCATGGCGACCAGCAGCGACTGCGCGTCGTCGACATCCTTGCTCGTCTCGGACACGCTCTGCTTGTCGTTGATCCGGCCCGCCATGCGCAGGGCCATGAAGATCACCTGGAGGCACGTAGCAGGCACGCCCGGCATGATCGCGGGTTGCTGCTGCTGGTTGTTCGCCTGCACCAGGGCGAGCGCGTTGGCGGCCCGGTCCTCCTGGGATTTGTTCGGCGGCAGCCCGTAGGAGTCGCGCAGCCGCAGCGCCAGATTGAGCATGATCGCGCTGGCAACGCCGGTATCCAGCGTCAGCACGTCGGACAGATTGACGACCGTAGGAAACGTGCCGGGAACGACGGTGACGGTGCGCTCCTGCGTCCATTCGTCCAGCAGGGTCTGCGCCATATCAAGGCCCAGATACATGTCCTCCGCATAGATCGACTCCGCGAGCGACACCACGCCGGCGTTGAGCAGACTCTGCCGGATCAGGTCGCCGGCGGTCATTGTGGCGGCGCCTGGGCGGGCTGGGGCGGCACCACCCGGCTAAACACGCCGGCCCGTTGCGATGGCGCCGGCTGCTGCGCCTGGGCCTGCTGGGCGCCCCCGTTGGCGATGGCGAGCAGCAACGCGCCCGCGCGCGCGGAAACCGACGGGTCGTCGGGCTTGCCGTAGATCGGCCGGATGTTCGCCGCGAGATTCCACATCAGCGCCGGGATATAGGCCGGCGGCAGCGTCGACAGAGGTGCGGTTAGGCCCGCGAACTGGCCGAGCGACGCCTTGGCCTGGACGTGCAGTTCCCACGTCGCCGGGGGCACAGGGGTGAAGTAGACGACCCCGGATGCGCCCTGTTGCGCATCGTAGAAATAGCTCTCGGGTGGGCCAACTGCGGTTTTGGCTGCAACGCGGTCGTAGCCCTGCTTGCTGATGAACGGGAAAAGCGCGGTGTCGGCCCCGGTCGATATCAGCCGCGCAAAGGCCCCGTCGATCCGCTCCGGGCGCGCGCCGCCATAGGACAATACGAACGCCCCGGCGGCGCCAACGGTATAGCTGGCAGCCCCGGTCGCGACCACGAACGCCTCCGTCAAATCGGGCACCAGCCAGCGGTTTACCTGCCATTCGCTCAACAGCATGTTGAGCATGGTCAGCCCGTCGTTGGAGTCCTCGGCCGCCGGCGTCTGGCCTACGCCGACGATGCCGCCGGCGCGCAATGCGAACGCGATCAGGTCGCCGGCGGTCTTGAGCGCCATCGTCTTAGCCGGCGTCCTTGGCGGCTTTTTCGCGCGCGGCCCATGCGTCCTCGTAGGCTGTCACAGCGGCCTTGTCCCGCAGTGCCTTTGCCAGTTGCGTCTCGGCGTAAGTCCGCGACATCAGCGCCTCGTCTTGGCTGTTCTTCCAGTTTGCCGCGTCGGGCAGCAGCGCGGCGCTGTTCGGATCGGCGACCAGCACCGCCGGATAGACCGGGTGGTAGAGCATCTTCGGATAGCCCGGAAACACGGCGGGGTTGTCCGGGACGATTTTGACGGGAAACACCGGGCGCGGGATTGGCGGCGCACCGATGATGGGCGCGGCTGCGACGTTCGCCGGGATCGTCGGTTGCACGTCGGGCTTAGGGGGCGGCGGGGCAGGCGGGACAACCGGGGTGTCGGCCATGTCAATAAGGCTCCGTGATGTTCGGTTGATAGACGCCGGGCTGCGCGTCGGTTTTCGCAGCGCCGGATGCTTTGCGCGCGACGCGAATGGTGTTGTCGTTGGGCTTATCCGCCCAATCCGCGCCGAGCGCCTCGGCCTCGGCATCCGATTTGACGGTCTCGGTGCGCCCGTTCTTGTGGTAACGGATCGCGGGATAGGCGCCCGGCTTGGCGGCATGCGGTGCCGGCGGCGGTGGGGTACGGGTATCGGCCACGGCGAACGTCTCCTGTTTGTATCAGCGGGTTTTACAGCGCATCGCCGACGATGCAGGCCCACTGCGGCCGCGTCCACAGATAGCCGTAGAGAACATCGAGGCGCGTGATCTCCTGGAAATTGATGCCGTCATAGAACGTTACGAGTGAGATCGAAACGCCGTCCTGCGACTCGGTTGCCGAGCGAATCACGCCAGGACCGGACGGGACATCGAGGGGCACGATGGCAAGCTGCACCGCCTTCGGATTCATGATGATGTTTTGGCGATAGGTCTCGCCCGCATTGAATAGGAACACCAGCGCAGCGCCGGCCGCCGGGCTGGCTGTCACCGTCTGGTGCGGGACCATGTAGTTGCCCTGCGCGTTGAGCGTAGTCGTGGGAGGCGTGATCGCCGGGAAGATCGGAATGCTCGTCGTGCCGGCCGGAAACACCGTGCCGGGCACGGCATCGACCGTGAACTGGCGAAGTTGCCCGTTGCTGGTCTTGTTGACGAGATTAACGCCATAGACACCGACAATCGTGAACTTGTC